AAATATTTAATAATAATGTTATACTATATAAATGGTTAAATCTCGAAGAGTGAAAAAAACTCGAAGAGTGAATAAAACTCGAAGAGTGAATAAATCTCGAAGAGTGAAAAAAACTCGAAGAGTTGGAGGGCTTTCAAAAAGGAGAGGTCGCGGTAAAGCAGACGAATTACCATTTTTAATTAAAACTATGTTAAATAATGTTAGTTTAAGAAATAATGGAACACAATTTTATGAAAAAGGTATTGTAGAAAAAATAGCTGCACATTTGCCCAAAAGAGATGTAAAAGGAGCAATACATAGAGCAGATAAAGCCGAATATGAGCGTCGAGTATTTGCTGCTATTCCCTTAAATGAAAAAATATTGAAAGCACAAGAAGCAGAAATAAAGCGTTTAGAAATGTCGGGTATTGATGGACCTGCGCGGCGAACGCGTAGTAAAGCACAACATGCTACTAATCCTGTGTTAGAAGAATTAAGGTTAGAAGCATATCATACTGGATGGGTACTTATGCAGTTACAATATATAGCACAACGAATTAGAGAAGGCAGAAATACTGTTCCTGATGGCTATAGAGACTATGGTGAATTTCTTAGAGGCGACCCCGCGTGGGATATGGAGCGAATGGGATATGTTACACGATTTAGACCACCTGGATACGAAATTATGATGAAACAAAGGGAGAAGGAGAAGTCTAAAGCTAAAGCCTAAATAAAACATTATATTTTGTTTTTAAATACGTTATTTATATAATATTTAGCTATACTATATAAATGGTTAAATCAAGAAGAGTGAAAAGATCTAGAAGAGTTTCAAGAAAAAAATTGAATTCAATAAAGCGAGGTCGTGGTAAGGTACACGAATTACCTTTCTTGGTTAAAACTATGTTGAATAATGTAAATGTAAAAGCTAATAATGCCGAGTTTTATGAAAAGGGTATTGTAGAAAAAATAATGACAATGGTTCCTAAAAGGGATGTTGTTAAGGCGCTAGCAACTAAAGCACTTGCAGATAAAGTAAAAGCAGACAAAGCCAAAGCAGATAAAGTGAATGCAGATAAAGCCGAATATGAGCGTCGTATACTTGCTGCTCTTCCTTTAAATGAAAAAATATTAAAAGAGCAAGAAGCAGAAATAAAACGTTTAGAAATGTCAGGTCTTGATGGACCTGCTCAACGAACGCGTAGTAAAGCAAAACCTGCTACAAATCCTGTACTAGAAGAATTAAGATTAGAAGCTTATCATAGTAGGATGGTGATTATGCAACTACAATATTTAGCACGAGAAATTAGAGAAGGCAAAACTACAGTGCCTAACTACTGTAAAGATTATGCAGAATTTCTTAAAGGCATGCCTGGCTGGGATATGGAGCGAATGGCATATGTAAAAAGACAGAGACCACCTGGTTACGAAAATTATGATAAACTTAAAGCTAAAGAAAAAGCTGAAGCTGAAGCTAAAGAAAAAGCTAAAGCTGAAGCCGAAGAAAAAGCTAAAACTAAAGCTAAAACTAAAGCTAAAGCGGAAACCGAAGCAAAAGAAAAAGCCGAAGCTAAAGAAAAAGCGGAAACCGAAGCTAAAGCTGAAACTAAAGCTAAAGAAAAAGCTAAAGCTGAAGCTCAAGCTAAGACTGAAGTAGAACTAACAGAAGATCCTGTAAAACTAAAAGAATTAGCACTGGAGCTATATAAAAAAAGTTCAGCAATGAAAGCACGAGCAAAGGAAGATATAATTGAAATGGGGCGTGATGTAGATAAAGAAAGAATCGACATAATGCTTGAAAATAATTTTTACTGGTTAACTGATAAACAGCTTGAAATATGGATAGCTAAAGCTCGAGCTAAGCTAAATAAATAAAGAGCTAAAGATTATAATGAATTCAAATAGTCATTCACTTTTTTTAATAGAGCATCAGATATATGCTTTGACAATTCTATAATATCTTTTTTATAAATAAATTGTGTTAGGTCATTAAATTTAATGTTATATATGTAATTATTATTGTTTATTCCTTTATATTGACCAATATTTAGCGCAATTTGAATTATTTTTTTTATTGTAGGTTTTTCATTTAATGGTATTCTTACTTGTTGTATAATAAAATGATTTTTTTCATCTATTAATTTAGTTTCATAACCATTTATGTTATATTCTGGTAAAAGCATAATTTTTCTTGTTTTTGTTTTTGATATTTTTCTCCATTTTTTTGCATTATAATTATCGAGTGGTTCTAATAATTTTTTTATTGGTTGCCAAAACCCTTGTCCATCAAAATTGTGTGGATTTTTTTTCCTTAATTTATGAGATTTTTCTAATACATTAGCAAATAGAATTTCTAAATTATAGCTCTGTTTACTTTTTTTAGTTTTATTATACATATATATATATTATGTAATCTTTTTTTTAAAATTTGCAATAGTCGCTATAATTCTTCTCTAAATAGCATTTCACATTATATTTATCGTCATCAGTTAAATCATAATAGTTCTCATTAAATTTAAAGCAAACTACATATTTCTCTCTATTAACATCATATATTAGTTTCGACGCATATGGTTTAACTACTTTAACAATTAAGCCCTTTATATAATTTTCATAATATAATATATTATCCATATTAGACTAATTAAGTAATAAGTATTTATATGATGTTAAGAAATTATATAAATACTTAAATAATAAGCTTAGCGCCATGCTGGACGCTTTTTCTTGTTGGTTTTTTTCGAAGTCACTACTCTTGATATATTTGACGCAATTTTTTGTACCATATTATTTGTAATTGCTCTAAGTGGTTCTTGATATTTTAATAACTTCATTCTTGGTGATCTGCTTTTTAATGACCTAGACCTGCTTTTTAATGCTCTACTTTTTACCGAGTAAGTTTTTTTTTTATGGCATTTATTGTCTCTACATTTTCTGGTTACTACTTTGCATCTTTTTATTAAATTTTTTCTTGTCCATGATGATTTTTTGTAACATTTTCTATTTGCATAACAACGATGTCTTGTATTTTTGCATTTAGTCTTCATTGCTATATATACTAACATTAGAAAAAATTAAATACAAATATAAAAATACAATATAAATATAAAAATACAAATATATATTTGCTAAATATTTCTCATTTAGAACGCCCATTTTTTCTGTAAAGAAAATATAATATTAGCAGTGCAATATTTATTATCATACTAACCATGCCTGCTACAATTAGCGAAATATCCATTATAAAATACCCGTGTAGCAACCAAAGCAAATTAGTTAGTAAAATGAATACTAAAGAATACAATGATAAATCGTTTACACTTTTTGTTATATATGTTTTGTATAATTGGGGAAATAATTGAATTGAATTTACTATTGGTGCTAATGTTGCAACAATAAACGGTATCATTATATATTTATTCTACAAAATAATCGGTCTTTGACATATTTCTTATTCCTAAATATTTATTATATTTAATTTAAATATAATGAATATTTAAATATAATGAATATTTTAATATAAATATTAAAATGCACTTTACATTAAAATATAGAAATGTCATTATATATAGATACACAAAGTGACGTTTTATTAAATAAATTATTAAATTTTTATAGTAAAGATTCAAATTTTGATAAAATGATAACAATTATAAATGGAACATCACCAATATCTTTAAGAATAGTTGACTGGTTTGTTACAAATTATTCAAAGAAGAATTATATTGTATATATGATAAGCAAAGACAATAAAATGGAAAAGGTAAATGTATATAATGATTATAAGTTAAAATTAAAAGCATATAGCAAAAAGAAATTTGATCCATTTTGTAGATGGGATAGAATAAATGTTCCATATAAAGAGGATAAGTTTATACAAACAACATTAGGACAACTAAATTTTTTCAAATGGACAATAGAAAATCAAATACTCGAATATATTGAAACAAATTATAAAATTATTGAAGCAGACATGAATTTAAGAAATTGTTGCTCCAAAGTTAAAAATTCTTCTATTAATTCCACAACATCTACATCGTCTTGTGAAAGCAGCGATTCGCATTCGTCAACGGCATCATCAAATAATAAGACACGTAAAAAACGCGAAGAATTATCCGCTAATGCGTCAAGGTCTATAAACAAAGAATTTATAGTTACAACAGTAGAGTTTAATTAAGTAAATAATTTAACAAGTAAATAATTTAATAAGTAAATAATTTAACAAGTAAATAACAGACTAATATATTAATATGGGTAATATTAGCAGTATTAATAAAGTAAACTATGTATATGTACAAAAATGTATTAACAATACAAGTGAAACTATTTTATTGATTAATACGCTGCCTTATGATAAACAAGAATGTTTAGTTAAAAATACTGTTCAGGCTTCTAACGAAGAAGAAGTTATTAATAAATATTTAAAAAGTAATAAATCTATTAAGATTTTAATATATGGAGAGAATTGTATTGATAATAAAGTAATAGATAAGTATAATCAATTATACAAATTGGGGTTTTTAAATATATACGTTTATTTAGGAGGAATTTTTGAATGGTTGCTTTTACAAGATATTTATGGAGATGAAGAATTTCCAACAACATCTAAAATAATAGATCTTTTAAAATATAGCGGACAAAATAAAGTAAGTATTTAGCAATAATATTCAATTTATTTTGTTTTTATTTAATTTTATATTATATAATTTATTTTATAATATTTTTAAAATAAAATATATTTAATATATATAATATAATGTTTTCACAACTTGGATTTCAAATAGGTGGTGAAGGTACAGCAGATGCGCTTGCGGGTCTTCAAAATGCAATATCTGGTGCTGCGGCACAAACTAATTCTGGTGCTGCGACAGGCGGCAGAAGAGGCAGAGGAAAAAGAAGCAGAAGAAGAATTAGTGGAGGTTCTGGACATGAAGAAGGACAAGGAGGTGTCACTGCTCACGATCAAACAGGATCGATGTCTCCTTTTACGCTTAGCGGAGGCAGAAGACGTCGCAGAACTTTAAGACGTGCGAGAAGAGGGTCGCGCGTAAGAAGACATAAGTCAAGAAAAGAGAATTTATTTGGTGGTTCTAAAGAAGAAGAGGAAGAAGAAGAAGAAGAACAAGAGGAATCATATCCACTGCCAGGAGAGCCAGGTTATGTAGCGTCGGAGGGTGGTGGCAGAAGAAGACGTCGTGGAAAAAAAACACGCGGCAAAACAAGTTCATGGATTAAGCATGTAATGCGTTTTGCCAAGGACAATAAAATGAAATATTTTCAAGCATTAAAGGATAAAAGATGCCGTTCCACCTATAAATCTAATAAGAAGTAAATAGTATTTTTAATTTTAATAAATAATAATAATAAATAATTATTATTATTTTGTATAATATTATGTATAATATTATGTATAATATTATGTATAATATTATGTATAATATTTAGTGATTATTATTGTGCTTTATTATTTTTATATTTGATATGCATACATTTAGTGTATAATATATACTCTTGTAACAACGAGTTCTTTATATTTTTAATCCTATCTTTAAGCTCTTTCATTTTATCTTTTGCGTCAGCTTTAGTTTGTTTGTGACCATTTATTTTATCTTCTAATGTTTTTATATTTTTCAAAATAGCATCTAATTC